GACACGTAACCCTGCGCCACCATGCCGTCGTGCACCGCCTGGACTTTGCTGACGGCGAGCGCCTGGTCGGTCGCGCTCGGCGTCTCATCCGAGGCGATGACCGTCAGAGCCACCAGAGCGCGTGTGGCAAGATCGGCGGCCGGGACGATAGTCACCAGCGCCGGACGTAGGGCTACCGGCACAATGGCCACGCCCAGGCGCCGGAGTGCCCGTTCGGCGAGCTGTTCGACGGTGACGGTCAACGGAAGAACGGCCCGCCGCCGCCGAGGCCGCCGAACAGGAACACGACAAGCAGGATCACCAGGATTACCCCGATGATCCCCATCCCGCCACCGCCGTAGTAGCCGGAGCGGTAGCCGTAAAAGCCGCCCCCGCCGAACAGCAGCAGCACCACTACAACGATCAGGATCAGGTTCATAGGCTGGTTCCGCTCATGTCTGGCCTGCGCGTTGAAGGTAGAAGATTTGCATCAGCCGGTTCAGCCTTGCGTCATTCGGATCGTTCAGGTTCAACAGGCTTTGCATCCGGTAATAGTCATGGGGCAGTTGCATCGAACTGGTCGCTGTATCGGTCGGCGGCGTTGGCAATGTTCCCGTGTAGGTTTGCGGCGGGGGATTCGTCGGGATGTTCTGGGGCGTACCGAAGCTCCAGCCATTCATCATCAAATCGTTCGTATCCCCCGCCATGCCATCAGGCCGCCGGCTGCGGCGCCGGTGCGGGCGGCTTGTCGGTGAGCTGCGCGGACGGCGCGTGCGGATCGAGGCCCATGTCGATCAGATCGGCATCCCTCGCCTGCGTATTCTCATGGATCGTCGGGTGCATCCCGCCGCGTGCCGCCAGCGCCGCGTCACTGTCCGGGTCGAGCACGACCTGCGCACCGTGCGCGTGGTCGCGCCGCGCCACCATGTCGGCCTCGGCCTGCGCCTCAGCGTTCTTCGCTGCCTTCGCGCGTGCATCGGCCTCGGCCTTCGCCTTTGCCGCTTTCGCGTCGGTCTCGGCCTTCAGGCGGTCGGTCTCCGCCATCTGCGCCGCGACCCATGCCGCCTGCTTGGTCTGGAATTCCGCGGCGGCCTTATCGTCCGCGCTGGCGGAAAGCTCCGGCTGCTGCGCTGTCTGGCCCTGTTGCTGCCGGGTCGGCTGCTTGTCGCTCATTGTGTGCTCCTCTGCGTGGAAGTGCCGAGCGCCGTCAGACGCCCGGAACTACCGGATGTTAGGCGTCGGAAACGGCGGCCGCGAATATGGTCACCATCCCTTGGTCTACTGGTTTCGCGTCATCTGTGGTAACGTCGCTTCCGAAGCGGAGCTTCCCAATTCCCCTTATCTCCGATACCCCTACCCCATTAAAAAATTTGTAGTCGCGTACATTCTCCGTCGTCTTCGCGCGCTGCGCCCACGCAATGCCGAGCGCCTGTGCGCCGCACAGGTAGCTCGCCGCCACATCGATACCGGCCGTGCCCGCGCCAGCAATAACGGTAAGCTCCGGCACCTCACGGATGATGAGACCCTGCCAGACCAAGTCGCCCGCCGTGAACAGCGGGTTGTCGCTGCCCCGGTTCCACGCATATTGCAGCGCGTTGATCATCACCGGATCGGCCTGCAGATCGCGGAACTGCAAGCTGGGCATGAACACGACGTACCACTCTTCGTCGTTGTTGATCGTGATCGGCCGGATGCGCGGATTGGCGAGACGTGCGCGGCGCTTGGCGAGCGAGAGGATGCCGGTCGTCATCTTGTCGGCGGCATTGTCCACCGTCAGCAGCGCAGTCGCCATGACGTTCGACACGCCATTGATGATCTGCGAGCCGAACAGCACGCGGTCGGCGTTGTTCGTGACCCACGTGTTGCGCTGGCCGGCAGTCGCAGCGGCATAGGTGATCTGCACCGAGCCGTCCGCGGTCATCGATCCGAGTGAGGAAATGATGTCATTCCTCATTTTCTCTAATTCCCAGATCATTAACGCATCGCGTGCGGCGTTGCGCAGGTCGATTACCGACTTCTGTTCGTCCCAGTCGGATACCGCAACCGCGTGCCGGATGACGCCAACCGACAGTTTCATGCTGCGGGCGTTCAGGACTTCTTCGTTGCCTTCCAGCACGGTGTTGCCGGTGACGCCCGCGCCGATCAGGCGGCGGACGGCAGGGAACACGATCGAGTCGCCGCGCTTGGTGGTCAGGTCTTCCCTTATCTGAATCATGGAGGACATACTGGTACCGAAATATCTCGCAAATTGATTCCGGCGTACGTACTCGGTGAAGAATTCCGAGTCCCAAATCGTCGGAGTGAGAAGCGGTCTAGCTGCCGTTACATTCATGTCAGCCATTTGGCTGGGCTCCTTGCCTATGTGTTGATCGGGGGATTTGCGTTGTCGTCACGCCCGATCTGGCTCGGCGGCAGCCCAGCGCCCGTTGACCCCGGCGGCGGGTTAGGCACGGTGTCGTTTAGTGCTTTGCGCCGTTCCGGCCATGCACTCCGGATAGGATGTCGTCCATGCTTAACGGTCCGGAAAACGCCGGCTCGCTCCGCCCCGCCACGCTGCGCGCGCTTGCGAGTGACGGCGCCATGCCCGCAGCCGGGGAAACGGGAACGGTTGCAGCCGCGCCGTTGCCGGCCGCCGCGACATGCTCGGCGATGATCCGCGCACGGTAAGCCGCCGGATCGTCGCCGATTTCCTTCTGCATCCGCATTTTCTCCACCTGCTTTGACGCCCACTCGTACGGGTGCGGCTGCGCGTACAGCTTCTGGAACAGCGACGGATCGGCCTTCGCCGCCTCTTTGAACTCACCGATAATTTCCGCGACTTTCTCCGCGCCGAGTTCCTTGGTCACGAGCATTTCGGACAGGTTCAGCCGCTCGTTGACCATCATCCCTTGCACGCGGTTGGCATAACCCTGCGGGTCAACGGCGGGATCGATCGGCTGAAGCACCGGCGGCGGCTGCGCTGCGGCCGTTGGCTGCTTTGCTTCCGCCAGTTGGCGTTGCAGGTCCGCGCGCTGCGTCTCGGCTTCGACGGCGCGGGCTTTCCAGTCCTGCCGCTTGTGGCGTTCGTCCTCATAGGCACGGCGGGGCACGAGAGCTTCGCCCTCGCGCGGCTCTGGCGGTTCGGCGTCGTCCGGTTCCGCGACCTTGGCCGCGGGCTCGGCAGGCTTTGCTGGTGCAGCCGCCGCAGCCTCGGGTATCTCCGGTTTCGTTGCCGGCTCGGCCACGGGTTCGGCTACCGGCGCGTCACCTTTCAGAAACGCGTCGAGCTGCGTGTCAGTAGCCATGGTGAACACCGTCAGTCGGCATGCCTTCGACGCGTGCCTTCAGTGTTTCGTGATCCTGCGTAGCGTCACGCATCTTTTTTAACAGGGCTTTGTATGCCTCAGCGATCATCGTGAGACGATCAAAGTCCTGCTGTGACGCAATGCGTGCGTTGCCAGTAACTGGATCGTAGACGACGGGCGGTTTCCACCCGTTGATTGACGGGGTGTCACTCATGTGTGGTTCCTCGATTGCGCCCGAATGCCCGGCGGCGGCCAGATCGCCCGTTGCGCTATGCGCCCCCGGCGGCGGGTGCGTGGCTACTGGAGCCAGCGCGTCGGTGTGACGGGGCGGAAAATCACGTCGGTGTTGGTGAGCATGGTAAACGGCGCATTGGCCGCGCTGTCCGTGCCGAGCGCGGTTTCCACCGTGGCGCCGATGCTGGGCCAGATCAGGCACGAGCCGCCGGAGCGATTGAACACCGTCACCGCGACATACCGCTGCACCGCCGGCAGGGTGAAGCCGGTCGTCGCGCTGCATGTCGTGATCATCGTGGTGCGCGTGGTGATGACCTGCCCGGTGAGCACTGCGCCGGTGCCGGCGGTGAATGTCGCCTGCGCGGTAGAGCCGGCGAGCGCCACGGCGGCGGGCGTTAGCGACGTGTCGTTGAAGCCGGTGGCATCGGTGTTGGCGTTGAACGTCGTGGCGGAAATCGCGCCGCCCGCGGTCTGGCCGGTCGGACCGACCTGGGCCACGGCGGGGAGTGTAAACGCGAGCGCGGCGACGAAGGCAAGCACTTGGGTGAGGTGTTTCATGGTGGTTCCTGGTTCGATTGCCGAAGTGTCCGAAATCGTAATACCGCTGCTGGCCCGATGCGACCGCGCGGGCCGCATGTTTATTGCGGGAGTGGCGATGGCGGCGGCTCTGGAAACCTGGCCGCCGGAGGAGCGGCATCGTGCGCTTGATGATGCTATGCAGCAGTTCCGGTTGCTTTTGCCGGGCCTCGATTGAGGTTAAAGTCACTGTTGGCAGATGACCGCGAAGCCTTTGCCGCCGGATGCGCCCGCCCCGACAGTGCCGCCGGTCAGGACGCTACCGCCGCCTGATCCACCCGCGCCCCAGTCACTTGTCCCGGCATTGCCGCCTGTGCCAGCGGACGCAAGCGAAGCGCCGCCGCCGCCAGACGCGCCTGGGGCGATACCGTAGAGGTTGGTCGCATTGCCACCATTGCCGCTGCTCACACCAACCGTGCCGCGCGCGCCCTGATTGGCGACGTTGGCCAAAGTACTGTTGGCACCGGCCCCGCCATTGAGTGAAACCGGAGTTGCGGCCAAACCCCCACCGCTCGCGCCGCCGCTGGCTGCGCCAGGGTTCCCACCAATCTCCCCGTCCGCAGACGTCCCGACTGCGGCGCTTCCGGCGCCGGACCCACCAATACCCAGCGCCAGCGTGTTACCGCCCACGCCTGCCAGATTGCCTAGCACGCCGC